CACCCCGGACAGCATCAGGCCGTATAAGAAAGCCAAATACCGGGTCGCTCCTGTGGGCGGAAGCTATTATCCCTGGCAGTATGACAATGAAACCGAAAACGGGCAGGACGGCTACGCGGGCGCTTTCGGAAACGCCATCGGAAAGCTTCAGATTGTAATTGAGTAAGGCGGTGGAGCTGATGTCAACAGAAATCATCATCTCCGTCATTTCTCTGCTGGGAACCATCGTGGGGAGCCTGGGAGGCGTTTTAGTTTCCAGCCGGCTGACCACCTACCGGATTCAAAAGCTCGAAGAAAAAGTGGCTAAGCACAATAACCTGATTGAAAGAATGTATAAGGTTGAGGACAGCGCGAAAAGCGCCCATCACCGAATCGACGAGTTAAGGGAGGAACTGAAATGAAAATCAACTGGAAGGTACGGTTTAAAAACCCTGTGTTCTGGTTTAATCTGGCCGCGTCCATTTTTCTGCCCATGCTGGCTTGTCTGGGCTTCAACTGGGAAGATATGACAAGCTGGCAGGCTGTGGGAAACGTGCTCTTGCAAGCCGTCCAGAGCCCTGTAATCGTGGTGTCGGTTCTGGTATCCGTATGGAACCTGTTAAACGACCCCACCACAAGCGGCCTAAGCGATTCCAGCCAGGCGCTTTCTTATACCGAACCTAAGAAAAGCGAATAATAGAAAGACAGCCCCCGGGAATTTTCCTGGGGGCTTTTTTGTTTTAGGTATATTAGGGCATTTTTTTAGTTAAAAAACATATTGTAGAAAAGAGGCATTAGGTAAACGTTTATTTTTAACGCGTATTATTTCGGAATAATCGCAAAAACATATACAAAATGTAGTAAAAAGATGCTATAATGAAGAAAATATAAAAGGAGGTTTTCTTTTATGTCTTATAACGCGATTGATTTAGCTAGATATATTATTAGCAAATGCTCAAAAGAGCAGTGTCCTATTAGCAACCTTCAATTGCAGAAGATATTGTATTATATTCAGGTTGAATGGCTTTCCAAAAATAATGAACCCTTATTTAATAACGATATTTGCGCTTGGCAATTCGGGCCCGTAGTCCCAGATGTTTATTACTTATATAATGGCTATGGGGCTTCTAAAATCTTAAGTCAATATGATATTGAAATCCCTGATAAAATAAAAAATGTTATTGACCCCATCATAGTTGAAAAACGAACGAAACAACCCTGGGATTTAGTTGAGGATACTCACCGCAAAAATGGTGCCTGGGATACCATATATAACGGTGGTCAGGGAGAACGGTATGTAATCCCTATAGAATTGCTCAAAAAAGACTAAAGGTGGAAATTAACCATGCTGCCAAAAGAGGAAATTGATCTACGCGATGCAAACCTGGCGGAAATAATTTCAATTCTTTCCAGTGATCAAGAAATTCTAAGTGATGATAATGTGGTACTGCAAATAATCGATAAATTAAAGCAGGTTTATACTGTAGATCAAACAGGGAAAAGCGCTTATCGCCATGAATATTCAAGAATATTCGGAAAAATGAAGGAGCTGAAAGATTCCAATCCAAACTGTCTTGAAATTTTAGGCCAAAATATTGGTTTGGTATATGAAAAAATTCTAAAAGATCCCGATATTAATGAGGAGTTTTTTAAATGTTGTTTGAAGCTTTACGATCACATTAATTTAGAAATTGCAAGAATGAATTATGTGGATAATATAACAAGAGAAATTCAAAATTCAACTTCTAAACTGAACCAAAATATAAAAGAAATCAAAGACACTTCTGATTCCATTACTAATGAAATTGAAGATACCAAGCAAGAAGCAAAAAAACTCAGATCGAAACTGGATAAAGCTCAACAAGAAACAATTACCATCTTAGGAATTTTTTCAGCAGTAGTCTTGGCTTTCATGGGTGGTATGAGTTTCTCTAGCAGTGTTTTAGAAAGCATGTATCTCTCAAATGTTTATAAAGTCTCCTTTATCTGTTTATTAATTGGATTAGTTTTAGTAAATTTGATTTACGTGCTGTTTACCTTTATAATGCATATAAATAAAGATCGGCCTTTCAAATGGAACAGAGTAATCATTGTACTAGATTTAATTTTAATTGGCTTTATGGTTGTCGACCTAGTAGCTTGGGCCATCGATATAAAATCATTGGCTGTTTGGATTCAAAAATCGCTTCCCTGGATTATATAACTCCGCCCTCCTTTCCGTTTTCGGTGGGGAGGGCTTTTTACTGTTGATTCTTTTTCAACAAAATGGTATACTTTAATAAACAGATTTTTGTATATAATATTTAGTGTGCAAACTAAAAGTTATTACAATATATAGTATTCCATT